GAGAGTATGATGACTTGGTGGATTCCACGACACAGGCGTTGATGCGATTTAGACAAGGTCACTGGATCGAGCTTCAAGATGATTTTGAGGATGAGCCAGTAGATAGACGAAAAAGGGAATATTATTAATGTCGATTTTTGACAGATTTAGAGATATCGCCAACTTCTTAAACACGAGGCCTGAAGCACGGACCCCGGAACAAGAGAAGGTAGGAGAGGATATTGAAGGTGCAGCTAAGACAGCTCAAGATATAGCAGAGTCCCGTTTGGAAGGTGTTTCCGATGAAGAAGCTAGAAGCCTGTCGGACCTGGTGCGTGATTTTTTTAGCTCCGATGAAAAAGGCATCAAAGAATTTCGTGAAAAAAATAAAGAACAGATAGCCAAAGATAAAAAATTAATTGGCAATATTTTAGGGAAAAGTCCTGTCGGTGCTGTGAGAGATTTTGTTATTAAGCAAGCGGTCAAGAACTACGGTCCACAAGTCGCTGATCTTGCTGCAGGATTTATCTCACAACTAACACAACCAGACGCTCCTAAAGGTGGTGGTCAGTTTGAGTTTATGGGAACTGTTTACACAGACAAAGATTATTTCGATGCTGGAAGAGTAGAACAACCAAACGAAGGTTTGTATGGTATTGATCAAGGAAGAAGTAGTGTCAGCAACATCAAAGCTTTCATCAATCTCTTACCTGACGATTATTCTAAAACACCTGTACAAGTTTATAACGACTTTAGACAGATTAAAAAAAATTATCCGAATACACCTTTTGCTGATTTCTATGATCCGTCTTCTTTGAAAACTTCTGGACTAGAATATCAACTGTTAGTAGCCAATAGAGAAAGACCAGACAGACCTGTAACCAAAGCTGATCTTTTAGCGCTGACAGAAACAGGAGGAGATCTTGACCCCAACGTCGTGAAAACAAGATTCAATCGTGGTGAAAGTAATGTGTCTAACATTGGATCAACTATTAAAAAAGTTGATGAGGCATTAGAACAGTTGGCTGGTTTTTCAACTAACCGTTATGTCGGTGAATACTTTCCTCAGCTACAACAATATCTTTTAGATGTCCGTGGTGCGTTAGTCACGGAACAAGACAGACTTCGTGCCGGTGATCGTGGTGACTTTACGGCTGATGAAATGGCGAGCTACGACAATGCTTTATACAATGAGTTTACAAACAGAGTAGGTGGAGTTGTTGCTAAACTTAAAAATGAACCTCCCCTTGCTTTTGAACAACGAGGACCTCGTGGTGATGAAACAAGCGTAGCAGTCACTAACTATCAAAACGTTATAAACGAAACAATAAATCAATTACAAAATAATGTTCTAACAGCACTAAGTCCTCAAGGGACAGGTGATACTTTTCCTACAGGAGATCGAAAACCTAGTTATGAAAGTATGTCAGTGATGGGAACAAAGAACTATGACGTTCAAGCTGTTAGTGTCAAACCTCGAGAATCTCTCGGAGAGAACTTAGCTGAAGGGACTCACTATTCAGGAGACTTAAAAGGTCCAAACAGAACAGATGCCTTTCATTATCGCACAGGAATGTTGGAAGGTGATAATGGTCCGGTCAACTATTTAATTGAAGTACAATCTGATCACGAAGAGAGAATGAGAAAAGCAAACACCTCTTACGACCCCAGTGTAGGAATAAAGTTGTACGAGCTAGTAGATAAAAACATTGCGTACGCTAATGAAAAATTACCATCTTTAGAAAATTTTTATAAGATTGACGATAATGAAAAAGAAAAACTAGACGCAATAAGAAGTAGATTACGTTTTGATTCAAACGGTGATATAGGAGAGATTTTTGCTCATCAAAATAAAGAAGACCCTGAAGATGTTTATGTTCTCGGTCCAGATGGAATCATGCAAAATAAAGATGGAAGACGATTTGGTGATGAAACTAACTTTGATGTTTCACAATACAAACAATTTAAAAACGTTAGAGACTTAGAATTTATTCCAGCAGGTAGTCCTGTAATGAAAACTATTATTGGTATGTATTTCGATGGACCTGCGGTCATGACTGATAATATCCCTGCAGCTAATGTTGAAAAGTATTTAGAAAAAAATACAAGGGCAGATGAAATATTAAAATTTATGAAAAAGAATAATGAGTTCAGACAAGACTTATTTAAACAAGATAAAATGAATTTAGAAAACAAAGAAGATGCTCTTAGTAAAACTGTTCCTTTTGCAGCCACTCCTCTTCAATATGCGGAGAAGGCTATCTACGAATTTATTCAAGATTCGATTGCACAAGGCATTGATAAAGTATCTTGGGTTCCAGGAGAAGTAAGTATTCAAATTCAGTTTGATCGTAATGCACCCTTTAATCAATATTCGGATCACGACACTGCTTTTCGAAGTCACCATAATCAAAAACAATCACAAGGTATGTTTGATTTTTATGGTAGCTCGAAACAAACTAAAGACAACAACATGTATAGAGCTGCAGAAAAAGTAGTTGATAAAATTGAAAAAATTGGAACAAGACTTTATGGTGAAGATTTTGTAGCTCCGAAACTTTATGAACAAGGAGCTCAGGACGAAAACGGTAGATATTATTCACCTGTTGATCAAAGTTACTGGGAGGGTGTGAGTGATATTGATGGAAAAGCAAATCCAGGTGTAAGAGAAGGTTGGGCGTTTATTGATCTAAAACCAATGCTCGACTCTATCAAAGAAGAGGACAGGCAAGAAGCTGTTCAAGAAATATTAGGTAATTATGTGGAACGTAAAAGGGGTGGACAAATAGAAAGTCCTAGTTTACTTTCGTTAAATGAGGTCATAAATGGTAGATAATAACGTAGACAAAGCAATCAACCCTGCCGAGATTATTCAAATAGAAAAAGTTGGACAGGAAATTACATTAGATGGTGATCAGCCAGAAGGAAAGTTTTTAGAAGAAGCTGACGGTTCTGTCGTCATTAACCCTGAAGAGGAACAACAAGATGGAGTTCCCTTTGGAGCAAACTTAGCAGAGTTTTTAGAAGACGATGATTTAGATGAATTATCGAATGAATTACAAAGTGGATACAGTAGCGATAAAAGTTCTAGAGAAGAGTGGGAACAAGGATACACTAAAGGTTTAGACTTACTCGGATTTAAATACGAAGAAAGAACAAGACCTTTCGATGGTGCAAGTGGTGTTTATCACCCGCTACTCTCAGAGTCTGTTGTTCAGTTTCAAGCACAGTCTTACAAAGAGCTATTACCTGCAGGAGGACCTGTTAGAACTCAAATCATAGGTTCAGCCACTCCAGAAGTTGAGTCTCAATCAGAGCGTGTAAAGGAATTTATGAACTATTACATTACGGACGTAATGGAAGAGTATGATCCTGAGATGGATCAATTATTGTTTCACTTACCTTTAGCCGGAAGTGCATTTAAGAAAATTTATTACGATGGTGGAATGGGCAGAGCTGTGTCTAAGTTTATTGCAGCAGAAGATCTCGTCATTCCTTATATGACATCTGACCTGGAGTCTGCGGAACGTGTGACTCATGTTGTGAAGATGACAGAGAATGAAATTAAAAAACAACAGGTGTCAGGTTTCTATCGTGACGTAAAGATTAGTCCATACGATGTGGATGATGATATTCAAGAAAAATATGATCAGTTAGAAGGCACAAAAAGAGAAGATACTTATCAAGATTATACTTTGTTAGAGATGCACGTGCTGTTAGACTTAAAGGGTTTTGAAGAAGAGTCAGGAATTAAAGTACCTTATATTGTCACTATTGATGAAGGTTCAGGCAAAGTTTTATCAATCTATAGAAACTATAATAAAGCTGATCCAATCAGAAAAAAGATTCAATATTTCGTTCATTACAAATTCTTACCTGGTCTTGGTTTCTATGGCTTTGGTCTTATTCATATGTTGGGTGGCCTTAGTAGAACTGCAACTGCTGCTCTTCGTCAATTGCTTGATGCAGGAACATTGTCAAATCTACCAGCTGGGTTCAAGTCTCGTGGTTTCAGAATCAGAGATGATGACCAACCAATCCAACCAGGAGAATTTAGAGACGTTGATGCACCTAACGGGGTATTAAGAGATTCACTACTACCTTTACCATATAAAGAGCCGTCTGCTACGTTATTTAGCTTATTAGGGTTTTGCGTAGATGCGGGTAGACGGTTCGCCTCAATAGCTGACATGAAATTAGCTGAAGGAGGTTCTTCAGAAATGCCTGTCGGCACAACCATGGCTTTACTCGAAAGAGGAACCAAGGTGATGTCAGCAATTCACAAAAGATTACACTACGCTCAAAAAATAGAATTTAAATTATTAGCAAAAGTATTTTCTACTTATCTACCACCGATGTATCCATACAACGTAGCGGGTGGTAATTCTTTTATCAAAGCTCAAGACTTTGATGATCGTGTAGATGTTTTACCACAATCAGATCCAAACGTTTTTTCTATTTCTCAGAGAGTTACAATGGCTCAGATGCAATTACAGTTGGCACAAACCAATCCACAAATGCATAACTTGTATGAAGCCTACAGAAGAATGTATGAAGCTTTGGGTGTTCAAAACGTAGAAAATCTATTACCACCTCCTCAACAACCAATGCCTACTGATCCAGGTATGGAAAACGCACAGGCATTGAAAGGGGCACAACTTCAGGCTTTCATTCAACAAAATCATGATGCACATATCGAAGCACATCGCTCCTTCATGTCATCACAGTTAGTAAAATCACAAGTTGCAATACTTGCAATTTTACAAGGTCATGTTTCTGAACACGTGTCTTTGGCTGCAAGAGCACAAATACAAGCTGTTGTACAGCAGCAGTTAATGCAGATTGCACAACAAATGGGAGGACAAGTTCCACCACAAATCATGGAGCAAATTCAAAACGAAGCAGAGAATCAAATTTCACAGATTATTGCTGTCGTGACAAACAAAATGGTACAAGAAGAGCAACAAGGTTTAATGCAACAGGGCCAAGATCCGATAGTCGAGCTTAAAAACAAAGAGTTGGAGCTTCGTGGTGCTGAAATTCAACGTAAAGCTCAAGAGTCCATGATGCAATTCCAGATGGATCAACAAAAATTAGATCAAGACAGAGACTTAGCAGAGAAAAAGTTGCAAACTCAGGAGGATTTGACAGAATATAGACAGGAAATGGCTATTAAACGTGATATGTTAAAGGCAGGTAGACGTGGCTAACTTAACAAGACAACAAATTGAACAGTTACAGCAGCTTGTAAAGCAGCAAAGTCGTAAAAAAAGACTTACACCCACTAATTATTTAAGCTCATTGATGAAAAATGTGGTTCAACCGAGGGCAAAAGGTGGAAAAATGTCCGTTGATGAGGCATTTAAGGAATTAAAAAAGAATCCACCCAAAGTTTTGAAGAAAACGGCAAAAAAACATGGCAAAAAAAGAGCAGAAAAACAAAAAATCGCAATCGCCCTCTCAAAAGCAGGAAAATCTCGTACCAAAAGGACTTAAATACAGTCTGTCGACGATTACGCCTGAACAATTAGAGGATCTTCAAGTAGTTATTCGTGATCAAACGGCAAGTAGCCTGTCATACATCTCTGATCAGTTTGATCCGTTGATCGTGGCGAGTGCTTATCTCTCCGTTGTTCGACAGATCTACATGAT